ATGGAGTCGAGCATGAACATGGAACTGGCTGCCCTGCGCCACATGACGCCGGCGGAACTGCGGGCCAAGTACCTCGAGGTCTACGGCGAGCCCAGCCGCACGGGCAACAAGGAGTTCCTGCGCAAGCGGATCGCATGGCGCATCCAGGCACGGGCTGAGGGTTCGCTTTCGGAACGTGCGCGACAGCGTGCCATGGAACTGGCCAAGGATGCCGACATCCGCACGACCATGCCATGTCCGCGGAAGCCTGTGGGTGATGGCGAGCGGCACGTAATGGCCGTACCGCAGTCCCGCGACCCGCGCCTGCCCATGCCCGGCGCCGTGCTGACCCGCGAGTACAAGGGCCGCACCATCCAGGTGACGGTCCTGTCCAACGGCTTCGACTACGACGGGCAGGTCTACCGCTCGCTCAGCGCCGTGGCCAAGGCCGTCACCGGCTCGCACTGGAACGGCCACCTGTTCTTCAACCTCACGACCAAGGCGAACGAACCATGAGCAAGACCAAGGCCAGGCCCGCCGACAGGCGTGGCATCCGCTGCGCCATCTACACCCGCAAGTCCACCGAGGAGGGTCTCCAGCAGGAGTTCAACTCGCTGGACGCCCAGCGCGAGAGCGGCGAGGCGTACATCGCCGCGCAGAAGCACGAAGGCTGGACATGCCTGCCCGACCGCTATGACGACGGCGGCTTCAGCGGCGGCAACATGGAGCGCCCCGCGTTGCAGCGGCTGATGAAGGACATTCAGACCGGTCGCGTGGACTGCGTGGTGGTCTACAAGGTCGATCGCCTGTCGCGCTCGCTGCTGGACTTCGCCCGGATCATGGAGACATTCGACCAGCACAAAGTCTCGTTCGTCTCGGTGACGCAGCAGTTCAACACGACCCACAGTATGGGCCGACTGACACTGAACATCCTGCTCAGCTTCGCCCAGTTCGAGCGCGAGATCATCTCGGAACGCACGCGCGACAAGATCGCTGCCGCACGCCGCAAGGGGAAGTTCGCCGGCGGCAAACCGGTGCTGGGCTACGACCTGCTCAGCAGCCCGGCAGGACCACGGCTGGTGGTCAATGAGGACGAAGCCGAACGCGTGCGGGCCATCTTCGGGTTGTACCTGCAGCAGGAGGCATTGATCCCAACGGTGACGGAGCTGACCAACCGCGGCTGGGTCACCAAGGTGTGGGAAACCAAGCGGGGCCGGCGCATGGGTGGGAAGCCATTCGATAAGAACCTGCTCTACCTCCTGCTGACCAACGTCGTCTACACCGGCAAGGTGCGTCACCACGACGAGGTCCACCCGGGCGCCCACGAGGCGATCGTGGACGAGCAGACGTGGCAGCGGGTCCAGGCGCTGCTCGAACGCAACCGCCGCACGGGTGGCGCCCTTGTTCGCAACCGCTACGGCGCCCTGCTCAAGGGCATCCTGCACTGTGAAACCTGCGGCTGCGGCATGCTGCACACCTACAGCGCCCAGGGCCCGAAGCGCTACCGCTACTACGTCTGCCTGAAGGCTCAAAAGCGCGGCTGGCACACCTGCAAGACCAAGTCGGTGCCTGCGGTCGAGATGGAGAAGTTCGTCGTCGAGCAGATCAAGGCGGTGGGTCGCGACCCGGCGGTGCTGGCCGAAACACTCAAGCAGGTCCAGGCTCAGGCGAAGAAGGACCTGGCGGACCTGCAGTCACAGGAACGGGCCCTGCAGCGCGAACTGGCGAAGCTGAATGCAGCACGCGACGAGGGCAGTGTCGTGGTTGACGCGGTCCGCCTTCGCGAGGTCGAGCAGCAGTTGACCAAGGTGCGCGAGGACATCGTCAGGCTGGGCCAGAACACGGTGAGCGATGGTGACGTTGAGGCAGCCCTGGCCACGTTCAGCCCGGTCTGGGACACGCTTAGCCCGCGTGAGCAGGCCCGCATCATCCGGCTCCTGGTCGAGCGCGTGGACTACGACGGCAGCCCAGGCCCCAACGGCGGCACCATCGCGGTGACCTTCCGGCCCAACGGCATCAAGACCCTGGCTGAGGAACTTCAGGAGGCAGCAGCATGACAGCGACGGAAACCAAGCTGACGGTCCGGTCCGCGGTTCACTTCAACCAGACCACCCACGGTCGGAAGCGCATGGTGATGGGCAAGGCGCCGGCGCCTGCATCGCTGCCGTCAGGTCGGGTGCCTCGCATTTCGAGGCTGATGGCGTTGGCGATTCGATTCGACGACCTCCTGGCGCGCGGCGAGGTGCGCGACTACGCCGAGATCGCCCGATTGGGGCACGTCACTAGGGCGCGGGTGACCCAGATCATGAACTTGCTCAACCTCGCGCCGGACATCCAGGAGGCGATCCTGCACCTGCCGAGGACGGAGCACGGCCGAGATCACGTGCGGGAGCTGCAGGTCAAACCATTGACAAAAATCTGCTGCTGGCCTGAGCAGCGCCAGCAGTGGCGGAAGCTCACCGGGATATATTGAAACCAGTGAGCACAGGCCGGTCGGTCCGGACACGCTCCTTCAAATCACCAGATCGGTGTTGACTTCATCCATGGCACATTCACCATCGTCAAGTCGAAAGCATCCACCACTGGATCTCCTTGCCGGACAGATCAGTGAACTCGCAACTGAGATCGAGCAGTGGGCCAAACATCACATCATCGCAGAAGGTTCAACCGGTGGTCCCGCAACCTTCCGGCCAGAAGGGATTGACATTGAGTCGCTGCTGGATGAGTTCCGTGAGGATCCCGACCTGAACTCCTATGGACCGGTATGGGTGAACGTGGCGTTTGCCACGAAGTTCGAGGATCGGCTCGATCGGATTCTGCTGGACCTGCCGTCCGGTCCACTCTCAAGGCAGTTCTCGAACGGACCCAGGTTGGACTGGCATCAGGTTTATAAGGTCGCGCGCCGTCTTGACGTGCTTCTGATTCATGAGGTAACTGGCGAGGACAACATTCTTGGTCAAAACGTGAACAAGGACCACATTCCTGCGGCCGGCTTGTGGGCAGTCCTTCGCTACGAACTGATCCGCTTTGCCCGCCGCCTTGGTTGGTTCGCCCATGAAGCCAGAAGCTACCCGAAGGATAGGCGGGAGCGCCGCATAAAGCGTGCTGAAGAGAGGCTTCAGAATTACGCCGAGGTGGCTGAAGACTGGGAGGAACTGTACGAGGATCTGAAGCATGGAAACATCTGTGGCCTTCGCAAGATGGACCGGATTGACCAGCTCAACTGGTTTCGATCGCTTCTGGAGTACGGTGCTGCGGCGATGCGATGTGCAGATCTGGGCATTCCAATCACGTCGGCTTGTGCCGTGGACTGGCGACGACTGAAGGCGGCTTCGGCACGGGGGGACCGAACTGCTCCACGCACCGAGCTGCCCGCGTTGAATCCAGACCAACGCCGTGCACTGCACATCATCCAGACGGAAGGTCCCATTCCGGGCAAGGAACTTGCTGTTCGTCTCAAGATGAGCTTCGAGAATCTGCGGAGGTGGTTTACCGCTGATGGGCCGCTCACGGCTCATGGCGTCCGCAATCGGCGCGATGGGTCTGGCTATTTCATCGAGTGATGTTGTGTGGCGACCATGGCAACGATGTGACGGCAATGTGACCGATGTGAAGCGGATGTGAAGTGTGCTGGGGTGCTACATCCGCGCTGCATCAGCGCTGCATACCCCGCGGGCATTCCTCTGTTAAATGATTGGATTGCACGAGGACTTGGACTGAGTGGGTATTGAACAGCTAGAAAGTCGAATGATGTGGAAAACCTGTCCCCTGTAGTGGGTGAACCGCCAGGTCTTAGAGATCAGGATGCGATCGAGTATAAGAAGTGTGAAGAACGCAGTGACAGGAACGCCAAGGTTGCTGCCCAACAAGATCAGATGGCTCACCGCGTCGGTGACCGGAACTATCGGAGGTCATTTGCTTATGGTGTATCGCGCTTCACGGCATGGAGGTCCTGAGGTCAAGGTCCGGCGGCTGTCGCCGGCACGCCGGCAACTGGTGGATCTGGTTCAACGCATCGGCTATGGACAGATCTACTCGTTGCCGCTGATTGATCGTGAGCCCGTCATGAGTCCCCAGCCGCGTTTCACATGCACGCGCCTGTGCGGTGCGATCACTCGCGGCATGCATCGCTCCGTCTCCGACGACTACACCCTGAAGTCTCCTTGGGTCGAGTTCTTCCGCGATATTGACGTGCTGAACAACGGTGTCATCGAGAACCTGACGATCGCGGCGGGTATGCCGCGCAAGTACGCGCTGAGCAACATGATCCCAGCCTAGGCGATCCGCTTCGAGCACTTCACAACCGTTCCGCACCAGACAGCTGCCTGACCGCCAGACGGAAGCTGCTGTGGGTGACAAGGCCGAGAAGCGGCCACTCACAGCATTGAGCGCGATCACTGCGCTCACATTGTGGCTGCTTCCGTACAGACAGGATGTCTGAAGCATGCGCCCGTTGTGGAATGAACGCTACATGCCAACTGATGACAGGATCGTAAGAGGTAAGGCCAGAACCCTGATCGGACACTACGGCTATCGCAGTTCTGATCTTGACGACCTTCGTGGCGAGCTTGCGGCCCACGTCGTTGAACAAGCACATCGTCACGATCCGGCTCGTGGAACCCGAAACCAGTTCGTAACGGCCATCATCACTAACAAGGTGTGCAACATGATTGCGCACCGAACGGCCCAGAAGCGGAACGATAGGTTCACCATGTCATACGACTCTCTGGGTGATGGCGTACTGGCTGATTCAGGCGAGTCGTTTTCACGAGTTGATGACATTCTTGACGTTGCAGCGATTCGAGCTGCTTTGCCTGCCGAGTTGCGTGAGGTAGCTGAGCTGTGGCCTGAGTTCAGGCCTCACGAGATCGAGCAGAAGCTTGGGCTGTCGCGCGCTGCGGTTCGCTGGCGCATCCAGAGGGTCATCGCGTTCTTTCGCGAAGCGATGCGTGACGACGAATGATCGCAGCCATTTCCCTTGAGGGTTCTGTAGAGACAAGTATGGAAGCACCCACAGAGAACCAAGTCATGAACTCTACCTGGACCGTCTTCAAGTTCGACCCGGCCGTCGCCATGGGTGAGGTTGAGGCGACGCTGCGGCTGGCCACCGTGGCTGCTGAAGGGCTGCACGGGGAAGAGCGCATCCGTCAAGAAGTGCGCACTCGGATCGAACCGCGTCCCCGGGCCTGCATCATCGACACCACCGCGGACTCCGGTCGCACCCTGGCCGCGATCTTCGGTGAGTACGTGCGGCGCGAGTTCGGCGATCAGGCGGTTGAGGTGTCCCAGTTCGTGACGGAGGTTTGTATTCAGAGGGAGGTTGCCGGATGAGCACCCTCCAGCCTCCTCAACATCTCGCCGAGATTGTGCCGGCTGAACTGCGTGAGCTGCCGCAGTGGGTCTGCTGGGGCTATGTCATGCGGGACGGCAAGCAGACCAAGTGCCCATATGACCCGCGTACCGGCGCCGGCGCGGACTCGACCGAGCCGACGACGTGGGTGCCGTTCGACGACGCGGTCGCCGCCCTGGAGTCGAACGACCGCTACCAGGGCGTCGGCTTCGTCTTCTCCAGCGAGGACCCGTACTGCGGCATCGATCTGGACGACTGCATCGACGTCGCGACGGGGCAGATGAAGGACTGGGGCCGCGACTTCGTGGAGCTCCTGGGCACCTACACCGAGGTCAGCCCGTCGGGCACCGGGGTGAAGGCGATCGTTCGCGGTCGTAAGCCTGGTCCACGCTGCAAGACCGCGTTCCAGGACGGCGAGGTCGAGATGTACGACCAAAACCGCTTCTTCACCATCACGGGCAACCATGTTCCCGGCACGCCCACGAGCGTGCAGGTGAGGCAGGAGGCGATCGACGCCATCTACACCAGGGTGTTCGGCCCCGCCAAGCCGACGGCACCACCGCCGCCGTCTCTGCCCGTGCCCACGATCGCTCGCTACGACCTGAGTGACGACGACATCATCACCAAGGCATCCAGCAGCCGCACCGGCGCCAAGTTCCGCGACCTTTGGGCGGGCAACTGGCAGGCCCACTTCGCGTCGCAAAGCGAGGCCGATTCGTCGCTGGTCTTCATGCTCACGTTCTACACCAAGGACACCAGCCAGATTGACCGCGTGTTCAGGCAAAGCGGGCTGATGCGGGCCAAGTGGGACGAGAAGCATGGCCAGAAGACCTATGGCCAGATGACCATCGACAAGGCGCTGCAGAACGTGACCGAGCAGTACCAGCCGCACCGACCCTCGCAGCGCAGTGCAGTCGTGCCTGACGGCGACGATGGCGTGGAGCGTGATGGCCAGGGTCTGATCGCCCTCGGGCAGCGCGATCCGGAGACGGGGCGGATCGTGCTGTCGTCCAGGCGGACCCTGCCGACCGCGACGGCATTCATCGACGAGTTCCATGGACATCCCGAAGGACGGACCCTGCACAGCTACGCAGGCATGCTGATGCAGTGGCGCGGGAATCGGTTCGCGGAGGTTGAAGAAGAGTCCATTAAGCAGCGGCTGCAGCCCTGGCTGCACGATGCCCTGCGCTATCGGTACAACCCCAAGACCCAGGCGATGGAGTTGGTGGACTTCGAGAGCAACCCGGGCACGGTCAACGCCGCCCTCGAGTCCATCCGTGCCTACGCCCACCTGCCCACCACGGTGACACCGCCGGCCTGGCTGGACGGGCGAACCCACGCCGCTGACCCGCGCAACCTGCTGGCCTTCCCCTCGGGCACGCTGGACCTGTTGAGCGGCCATGTGCACCCGCCAACGCCCGCGCTCTTCAACATCAACGCCATCGACTTCGACTACATGCCGCAACCCGAGGCGCCCGAGCGCTGGATCAAGTTCCTCGAGCAGTTGTGGGGCGACGACCTGGAGTCGGTGGAGCTGCTGCAGGAGTGGATGGGCTACTGTCTCGTGGCCGACACCAGTCAGCAGAAGATGCTGCTCATGGTCGGGCCCAAGCGCTCGGGCAAGGGCACGATCGGCCGCGTGCTCACCCGTCTGGCCGGTGCCGGCAATGTCGTGGGGCCGACCATCTCGGGCCTCGCCGGCGCGTTCGGGCTGCAACCCCTCATCGGCAAGAGCCTGGCCATCGTGTCGGACGCCAGGTTCAGCGGCGAGAACGTGGGCACGGTCGTGGAGCGACTGCTATGCATCAGCGGCGAGGACACCATGACCGTGGACCGGAAGTTCCTGGGCAGCGTGACCATGAAGTTGCCCACGCGGTTCATGTTCCTGACCAACGAACTGCCGCGCATGAATGACGCCAGCGGCGCCCTGGCGGGCCGGTTCGTCATCTTGCGCCTCACCAACAGTTTTTACGGCAACGAGGACACGACGCTGACCCAGCAGTTGATGGCGGAACTGCCGGGCATCCTGGTCTGGGCCATCGAAGGTCTGAAGCGACTGCGTCAGCGCGGCCAATTCGTGCAGCCACAGGCGGTGGCGGAAGCCGTGCGCGAGATGGAGGACCTGGCCTCGCCGGTCATGGCTTTCGTGCGCGACTGCTGTGTCGTGTCGCCTGGCCACCGTGTCTGGGTGGACGACATCTACAACGCGTGGAAGCAGTGGTGCGAGCACGATGGGCGCAACACCGTCACGAACCGGCAGACCTTCGGGCGCGATCTGGCCGCCGCCGTACCTGGCGTCAACCGTCGTCGTGGCGCCGGGGATGTGCCGTTCTATGCCGGGATCGGCCTGAAAGGAGTCGAGCAATGACTCCTACCGCTGCACACCGTCGCGATACCGTCGCGATGATTGAGCCGACTGCGACGGTAGCCGGACGTTATCTGGCAAGGGTTTACGTGCTTACCGTCGCACACCGCTGCGATGTCCCCCACCCACGCGCGCACGCGTACGCGCGCGCAGGAGACGAGTGGCGCACAATGGGAACCGTCGTGACGGTGTGCGACGGTTGCGACGGTAGGTGGCTACAGCGAGCACCGTCATTCCGCCCAACTACCGGTAGCGTGCCCCCGCACTTGCTTCGCCCCGTCGCCACCCCGTTGGCCCACGTTGCGACCTGCGCCACCACCTGGTCAACCACCGCCACCACCACGCCTCGCGGCCCTGTGGCCAACGTGGCGCGAATGTGGAGTTCCCCACAACCACCAGGACGGCAGTGGATAAGTCCTTAAGCAATAGATGGTTCCCCCCTGGCCAGATCGGCAGGAGATGGCCGTGGGAACGCCAGCAATCTAGCACTGTCTTTATTGACTGTGAGAAAAAAAACGGCTGCAGGCGTGTGCCCGCAGCCACATGGCCTTGCCCAGTCGCGTCGTGCCTTGCCTCGCCAGGCCAAGCCATGCCTAGGCCTGCATTCTAACCGTGGAGACCAACATGCAGATCGAAACTCGACCCATTGACAGTATCAAGCCGTATCCGGGCAACCCGCGCCAGAACGATGAAGCGGTGGACGCCGTGGTAGCGTCACTGCGCGAGTTCGGGTTCCGCCAGCCTATCGTGGTGGACCCCGACGGGGTGATCATCGTCGGGCACACTCGGTTCAAGGCGGCGCTGAAGCTCGGGCTCAAGCAGGTGCCGGTGCACGTGGCCACCGACCTGACGCCGGCGCAGGTGAAGGCCTATCGCATCGCGGACAACGCGACCAACGAGATAGCTCAATGGGACTATCAGTTGCTCCCCATCGAACTGTCGTCCTTGCAGGAGATGAGCTTCGATTTGGGCCTGCTGGGTTTCGACCCAGAGAAACTCAAGGAGTTGATGTCGGGCGACGTCACGGACGGCCTGACCGATCCCGACGATGTGCCGCTTCCGCCTGACGCGGCCGTCACGCAACCCGGCGACCTCTGGATTCTGGGCAACCACCGTCTGCTCTGTGGCGACAGCAGCAAGGCGGAGGATGTGGATCGGCTGCTCGACGGCGCCCCGATCCATCTGGTCAACACCGATCCGCCCTACAACGTGAAAGTTGAACCGCGCAGCAACAACGCGATCGCCGCGGGGCTGTCCTCGTTCCAGGCGTCCAACACCAAGCCACAGAACCATCACCAGTCGTTCGACGCGGCGCGGGGCGCGTTCAATCCTGCCAAGGTCGCGAAGAAGCTGCGGCCCAAGGATCGGCCCCTGGCCAATGATTTTGTCAGCGACGAGGCGTTCGAGCAGATGCTCGACGCGTGGTTCGGGAACATGTCGCGTGTGCTGCTGCCCGGGCATGGGTTTTACATTTGGGGTGGCTTCAGCAACGTCGCCAACTACCCGGGCCCGCTGAAGCGCTGCGGCCTGTACTTCAGCCAGACGATCATCTGGGACAAGCAACATCCCGTCCTCACGCGCAAAGACTTTTTGACAGCGCATGAATGGTGCTTCTACGGATGGAAGGAGGGTGCGGCACACCGGTTTTTCGGCCCGAACAACGCCACGGATCTCTGGCACGTCAAGAAAATCCCGCCGCAGCAGACGGAGCACTTGACGTCCAAACCTGCTGAACTCGCGGTTCGCGCGATTCAGTACTCATCGCTCGCAGGCGAAAACGTTCTGGACCTTTTCGGCGGCAGTGGCTCCACGCTCATCGGCGCGGAGCGGACTGGACGCCGTGCCTACCTGATGGAGTTGGACACCCTCTATTGTGATTTGATCGTCGAGCGCTACCAGCGGTTCTCCGGCAAACCGGCGGTGCTGGAGCGAACGGGAACGTCGCCCATTCCCGTCGGCGCTCGCGAGGAGAACATGCGATGAAAGCGGCGGCACGAGGTTACGTCACGGAGTACGGCTACCGGCGCTTTCGGCTGCGGGATGGAACGATGAAGTTTGAGCACGTGCTGGTGTGGGAACGACATCACGGCCCGGTACCCGCGGGCATGGAGATTCACCACATCAACGGGGACAAGCTCGACAACCGGATCGAGAACCTGCTGCTGGTCACCCGGCTGCAGCACAAGCGCATTGAGACGGGCTGCTACCTGTTCAAAGGCGAATGGTGGAAGCGATGCCGTCGTTGCCGCTGGTACCGCCCGGTTGATTCCGAGTTTTACGTCTACCCCGGCAGAAATGGCGCGATGGGTATCTGCAAGCGCTGCGCGATCGAAGTTGCCGTCCGCAACAAGCAGCGCCGCAAGCGGCAACGTGCTGCTGCCCCCGGTTCCGGAGTCGCTTCTTCACACGAGAAAACCCCAACCGTCGTGGCTGGGGTAGAGGTGGAGTCGAACTGATGTTGACTTGGCGTCTACTTGCCCGTGCTGGCGAAGAGCCCACGGTCGGTCTTGCGGAACCGGGCGTCGGCGCCCTTGGCTCCGGTCTCGCGCAGGATGGCGGCGTACAGCGTGGCGTGCGGGGTCTTGCCCTTGGGGCTGGACCACAGGCCCTTGGCGGTGACCGCGTCCACCATCTGCTTGGCGGTCATCGGCTCGGTGGACTCGGCCAGGACCTGCGCGGCGGCGTCGAGCAGGCTGAGCTTCCTGGGCTTGGCCGGGTCGCGCGGCTTGCGGGCCTTCTTCTCCACCGTCGTGGTGTTGGCCTCGGGCTTGCTGGGCTCGGCCTTTTCAGCCTGTGGCTTATTGCCAGCCTTGACTTCACCACGCAGGCGCTGGGCCGACTTGATCCGCACCTTCTTGTTGGTGGACATGTTCGTGGCTTCCCACCCGCCGTGGCGACTCTCGGCGTCGATGCGGACCGGCACGACTTTGTCGCTGACTTTGGCCAGGTAGGTCCCGCCGATGGTGATCTCGTTCTTTTTCATGATGCAATCTCCTGTGGCCGAATTTTGTTCCGGGGGGCTGGCCAGGCCTCTTGGGTCTCACTCGGTGAAGCGGTACAGCTCCTGGGCGTAGGCGTGGATGTCGCTGTTCGTCCCGCGGAAGCCCTCGGTGCGCTGGTGGAGGATTTCCGCCAGGTCGATGATGGTGGTGTCGTCGGCCCGGGCAGCGATCTCCCATGTCTTCCACGCGAGCTGGTCGCGTTTCGGATCTCGGATGATCGAGTCGATGCGGATGACGCTGCTGCGTTTGGCGTCTCGGCGGTCGCGCTCGATGGTGAGCGTGCCGGCCTGGCCTTCGATCTCGATGCGCTTCGTCTGCATGGTGTGCTCCCTGTAGGTGGTGCGTGCTGTTCAGCGTGCGGCCTTGACGGCGCGGCGCAGGCGTCGCCACTCGACGCTGGTGACCATCTGGTTGTCATGGGCGTCGAGCAGGGTCTGGGCGGCGGCGAGGACCTCGTCCATAGCGGCGTTGCGCTTGGCGGCCCGGCGCTGGGCGTGGTCCTGGCCCGCGTCGAACGCGGCCGTCAGCGCATCACAGACGCCCCAGACCGATACCTCGTGAAAGTCGAGGCGGTCGGCCCGCTGTGTCTCGAGCGTTTCGATGAACAGGTGCTTCCTGGCAATCTCGGCGAGCGTCTCGCCGGTGGTCTTGGCGGTGGGCTTCGGGCTGGTCATGGCGTGCTCCTGGAAAGGGGTGCGTGGTGTTCAGGCCTGTCCGGGGGCGGGGGCGGCGGCGGCGGCGGGTACGAACAGGTCGCCGGCGTGCCAGACCTCCTGGCCGTTGGCGGTCTGGACCAGGTAGCTCCAGGCGGCGGTGCCGTTGCGGCGGAAGGTGTTGACCTCCACCACCCGGCCTGGCTCGCCGTCGAGCTTGGAAACCACCAGGGCGCCGTGCTCGAGGTTCGTGGTCGCGTTGGCCTTAGTCGTCGCCATCTCGTATCTCCTTTTAAATGCCTTTCTTACATGCACATTGAGCCGGAACCGGCCATGAACATCAAGGCGATCCAGCCGCATGTGGGGAACTTTCCGATGCACGTAACTGGCGCCCCGGTTGGAGCTTCTGCACATGCCTGAGAACCCGCACGAGATTCCGCCGCAGGTCGCTGCCCCGGGCGGCAGTTCCGCGGTCAATCCGGCCTCCCTATCCATTGAGGACATGGCCCGGCTGCTGTCGGCGGCAGGTGGGCGGCGCGTCACGCCCGAGCAGGTGCAGGCGGATGTCGATGCCGGCGCACCGGTGGGACGGGATGGGCGCATGAACTTGGTGCACTACACGGCCTGGATGGTTCGAGAGGTGCAGGCGAATTGAGGTTTGACCCACGCCAACTTCGGGTGGCCGAGGCGGTGCGGATGCTCAACTCCACGCCGCTGGGCGAGGTGGTGCAGCCTCATGTCGTCTATCGCCACCAGAACCGCGCGGGCTATCGCATCGGTGATGGCAGGAAGATCGACCTGCTCAAGTACGCGGCCTGGCTGTTCCACGAGCGGCACAGCCGAAGCGACGCGCCTGTGACCGACGCCGACGCGTACGAGAAACACAAGGAGCTGATGAACGCCCGCAGCCGCGCGATGAGCGAATCGTCACGCGACATCGCGGCCGAAGGCTGGGTGCATCCGCCGGTCAACCCGGATCGCAAGGACGCCTGCCGCCGGAGCTTTCGGGGTTTCTGCGAAGCGTATTTCCCGCAGACGTTTCACCTGGCGTGGTCGCCGGATCACCTGAAGGTCATCCGCAAGATCGAAACGGCCGTGCTCGAGGGCGGATTGTTCGCCATGGCCATGCCTCGCGGAAGTGGGAAGACGACGACCTGCGAGACCGCCTGCCTGTGGGCACTGCTGTACGGCCATCGCGAGTTCGTGGCACTCATCGGTTCCGATGAAGAGCATGCCGCCGACATGCTCGATGCCATCAAGAGCGAACTGGAGAACAACGACCTGCTGGAGGAGGATTTTTCCGAGGTCGCTGGCCCGGTTCGTGCCCTGGAGGGCATCCATCAGCGTGCTTCGGGCCAACTGTTTCGTGGGGCCCGAACCCACATTGGCTGGACGGCCAAGGAGATTGTGCTGCCAACGATCGAAGGATCGGCCGCGGCGGGCGCCATCATCAAGGTGGCCGGCATCACCGGTCGCATCCGCGGCATGAAGCACAAGCGGGCAGACGGCGTCACGGTGCGACCGTCGCTGGTGCTGCTGGACGATCCGCAGACGGATGAGTCGGCTCGATCGCTGTCGCAGTGCGTGACGCGCGAGCAGATCCTCGCCGGCGCCATCCTCGGCCTGGCCGGACCCGGGCGCAAGATCGCAGGCCTGATGACACTGACGGTCGTGCGGCCCGACGACATGGCCGATCGCATCCTCGACCGCGAGAAGCACCCTGAATGGCAGGGCGAGCGGACGAAGATGGTGTACGCCTTCCCCAGCAACGAGAAGCTCTGGCAGCAGTACGCGCAGATTCGGGCGGAGGGTCAGCGCAACGATCGCGGCGTGGTCGAGGCCACCGATTTCTATCGCCAGCACCAGGCGGAGATGAACGAAGGCGCCCTGATCGCCTGGCCGCAGCGGTTCAACCCTGATGAACTTTCGGCCATTCAACACGCCATGAATCTCAAGCTGGACCAGGGCGAGGCGGCGTTCTGGGCGGAATATCAGAATGAACCGCTCGCAGATGCCGCGGATGGCGAGACACTGTCGGCCGACGTCATTGCCGCCAAGACCAACGGCATGAAACGATCCGAGGTGCCGGTGGGCGTCAACCACCTGACCGCCTTCGTGGACGTGCAGGGCAACCTGCTGTTCTGGATGGTCTGCGGTTGGGAAGACGACTTTTCAGGCTACGTGCTGGACTACGGCGCGTACCCGGATCAGAAGCGGGCATACTTCACGCTGCGCGACGCCAAGCGCACGCTCATGGCGGTGCATCACGGCACGGGCCAGGAAGGCGCCATCTACGCGGGGCTCGAAGCGCTGACGGGCAACCTGCTCACACGCAAGTATCGGCGCGACGACGGGGCGGAGATGGCGATCGAGCGCTGCCTCGTCGATGCCAACTGGGGTAACAGCACGGACGTCGTGTACCAGTTCTGCCGCCAGTCAACCCATTCGGCGGTGGTCATGCCCAGCCACGGGCGCTACGTCGGCGCGGCCAGCACGCCGTTCTCCGACTACAAGCCCAGGCGCGGCGACCGCGTGGGCCTCCATTGGCGCATCCCGAGTGTGCAGGGCAAACGCAACGTGCGGTACACGCTGATCGACACGAATTTCTGGAAAAGCTTCATCCACGCCCGGCTCGCGGTGCCCATGGGCGACCCGGGCTGCCTGTCGCTGTTCGCCCCGGCACAGGGCGACCACCGCATGCTGGCCGAGCACCTGACTTCGGAGTACCGCGTCAAGACGCAGGGGCGAGGGCGGGAACTGGAGGAGTGGAAGCTGCGACTGGCAGGCGCCGACAACCATTTCCTGGACTGCCTGGTGGGCTGTGCTGTGGCGGCGTCGATGCAGGGCGCCATCCTGTTCGGCACCGATGCCCGGCAGGCGGCGCGGCCGAGGCTCAAGCTTTCGGACCTCCAGGGGAGGCGGCGATGACCACACCATCAACACCGCCCGCGAAGGGTCTGACTTGCCCGCGATGTGGCTGTCAGCACTTCTCGGTGGCCTACACGCGCCCCCGGCCTGGTTTCATCCTGCGTGCCCGTGACTGCCGGCACTGTGGCAAGCGCATCATCACCCGAGAACAGGTCCACTGAACCCGAACCGGGTGAATCGAACCGGGGGGGCTGGTTACACCGCTGTAACCATTTCAGCCGGGACCTGCCCGTCAGTAACCACCGCACCCATTCGATCTGTCCTTAAAGGGTGATGACAACCCTCGCGCTTGATCCATCGACGTGGCCTCCGGGCCTGACCCGTGCCGCCATGCATCACTGCCCGCTGTCGCTGCGCGAAGACGCCGTGCAGGCCGCGTGGCTCGCCCATGCCGAAGGTCGCAAGCCCGACTCGGCGGTGCGGGCCCTGCTGCGGCACGAACAGCGTCACAACGCGGCCAAACCCAACTTCGACCTGTGTCCAACCGACCGGGTGCGACGTCGGTTCTGACCCCCCGGCCCCCGGAAGCTCGGAAGCTCAACCCATGGCAGACGAACTGGACCAATCGATCCGTGAGAACGCCGCCGGCCCCAAGCGGGCCAAGGGTGACAGTTCCGAGATGGAGCAGCACTCGCTGCAGGACCAGATCGCCGCCGACCGGTATCTGGCCAGCAAGGGCGCCACCAAGCGCAAGGGCCTGGGCGCCATCTTCAAGAAGCTCATTCCGCCGGGAACCGTCTGAATGTTTCGTTGGCTCCGCAATCTCGCTGCACCGACTCAGCCGCAACGCGCTGCCGGCGCGGGGTTGCGCATCGTCCGCGCCGGTTCCACGCGCTCAATCAGGGCCCGCTACGACGCCGCTCAGACCAACAGCGACAACCGTCGTCACTGGGCCAACGCCGACGGCCTGTCCCCCAACGCCGCCATCAGCCCCGAAGTCCGGCGCGTGCTGCGGAATCGGGCCCGGTACGAGGTGGCGAACAACTCGTATGCCCGCGGCATCGTGCTCACCTTGGCGAACGATGTGATCGGCACGGGCCCGCGGCTGCAGATGTTGACCCCCGACCCCACGGCGAACCGCACCATCGAACTGGCATTTGCCGAATGGGCCGACGCCGTGGGGCTTGCCTCCAAGCTCCGGACGATGCGCATGGCACGCGCCGACTCCGGTGAAGCGTTCGGCATTCTCACCAGCAACCCCGACGTGCGGGTACCCGTGCAACTGGACCTGCGCCTGGTGGAGGCCGACCAGGTCGCCTCACCGCTGGTATTGACTCGCCAGGGCCAGCCGGTGGACGGCATTGTGTTCGACCGCTTCGGCAATCCCATCGAGTACCACGTGCTGCGTCAGCACCCCGGTGACGGCGCCTCGCTGGCTCGATCGGCTGCCGACTTCGACCGCATCCCCGCCCCGGGAGTGCTGCACTATTTCCGGGGGGACCGACCGGGTCAGGCGCGGGGTATCCCCGACATCACGCCCGCTCTACCCCTGTTCGCGCAGCTGCGGCGCTACACCCTGGCGGTGATCGCCGCCGCCGAGACCGCCGCTGACTTCGCGGCCGTGCTCTACACCGACGCTCCGGCCAACGGCGAAGCTGATCCGGTCGAACCCATGGACCTGGTCGAACTCGAACACCGCATGGCCACCGTGCTGCCGGGCGGTTGGAAGTTGGGGCAGGTGACGGCCGAGCAGCCGGCGACCACGTACGGCGAGTTCAAGCGCGAGATCCTCAACGAGATCGCTCGCTGCCTGAACATGCCCTACAACATCGCCGCGGGCAATTCCTCGGGCTACAACTACGCCTCGGGTCGCCTCGATCACCAGACCTACTACAAGGCCATTCGCGTCGAGCAGCACCACCTGCAGACCACGGTGCTGGACCGCATCCTGCGCGCCTGGCTGGACGAGGCCACGCTGGTGGAAGGCCTGCTGCCGCAGTCGATGCGCACCCGTGACCCCGGCGCCCTGCACTTCGCCCACACCTGGTTCTGGGACGGCCACGAACATGTGGACCCCGCCAAGGAAGCGAACGCTCAGGCCACGCGCCTGTCGAACCACACCACCACCCTGGCCATCGAGTACGCCCGGCAAGGTCGTGACTGGGAAGAGCAACTGCGTCAGCGCGCCGCCGAGGTGGGGCTCATGCGTGAACTGGGCCTGACCCTCGCTGACGCGCAGCCCAATACCGATCCCAACCAGGAGGACACGGATGTCGAAGATCCGGCCCAAGCCGCCTGAGGACGCCCAGCGTTCCCTGGCCCTGACCGCCCACGCCCAGATCGAGCTGGAGGCTGCCGGTGACGGATCTGATGCCGCGCCGCGCATCCCGCGCTTCCGCATGGTCGCCTACACGGGCGTGCCCATGCGCATTGCCGCCTGGCGGTACCCGGTGATCGTCGATCTGGCCGGCCTGCACATCCCGTCGCAGGCGCGGCCGATCCGATTCAGCCACGACCCCGGCGCCGGCATCGGGCACACCGACAGCATCCGCATCGAATCCGGCCAGCTCGTCGCCACCGGCCTGGTCTCACGCGACACGGCCATCGCCCGCGAGATCGTCGCCTCAGCCAAGAACGGTTTTCCCTGGCAGGCCTCCATCGGCAGCAGCGTGGAAGAGTTCGAGTTCGTCAAGGACGGGCAGAACGTGCTCGTCAATGGCCAGACCTTCCGGGGTCCGCTCAACGTGGTGCGCAAGGCCACGCTGGGCGAGATCAGCTTCGTGGACCTGGGCGCCGACGGCGCTACCACCGCCAGCATCGCCGCGCAACAGCGGCAGGAGTCTACTGACATGAGCGTTGCCTACGACAACAGCACCAACCCGAGTCAGGTCGCCGCCAGTGCGGAGGCCAGCGCCACGGCCACGGTGGAAGCCGCCCCCCCTGTGACGGCCACGGCGGACGATCCCGTCACCCAGATGCGTGCCCAGGCCGCCGCCGAGTCGGCGCGCATCGCCGCGGTGCGGAAGCTGTGTGCCAAGCACCCCGACGTGGAAGCCACGGCCATCGCGGAAGGCTGGGACGTCAACCGCACCGAATTGGAAGTACTGCGCGCTTCGCGTCCGGCGGTGCCGCACATGATCACCGGCGCCTCGATTGCCAGCGCGATGAGCGGGGGTGCCACCAGCCAGGTGCTGGAGGCGGCCTGCATGCTCACGGCCGGGCTGGGCAACCTGGACAAGCTGTTCGACGAGCAGACGCTGGACGCCGCGTCCAAGCGGTTCCGCGGCGGCATCGGGCTGCAGGAACTGCTGCTCGAAGCGGCCTGGGCCAACGGTTACAGCGGACGCAACTTCCGCGACAACCGCTCGGTGCTGCGCTTCGCCTTCGGCCATGACATTGCCGCTTCCGGGCAAAGCACCATCGACATCAGCGGCATCCTGTCCAACGTGGCCAACAAGTTCCTTCTGGAGGGCTTCTTCAGCGTCGAGCGCACCTGGCGCAACATCACCGCCGTCCGCAACGTGTCGGACTTCAAGACCGTGACCAGCTACCGGCTGATCGGCAAGGACCAGTACGAGAAGGTCCTGCCCGGCGGCGAACTCAAGCACGGCACCCTGGGCGAGCAGAGCTACAGCAACAAGGCCGACACCTACGGCCTGCTGCTGAGCATCGACCGCCGCGACGTGATCAACGATGACCTGGGCGCCATCACCACCGTGCCCCGGAAGCTGGGGCGCGGCTCGGGCCTGAAGATCAACGACGTCTTCTGGGCCGAGTTCCTGGCCAACTCGAACTTCTTCAAGACCGCCAACAAGAACTACCTCGAGGGCGCCGACACCGCCCTGGGCATCGACGGGCTGACCAAGGCCGAGGTGGCGTTCCTGGACCAGGTCGATCCCGACGGCAAGCCCATCGGCGTCATGCCCGCCATCGTCCTGGTGCCCACGGCGCTCAGCGCCATCGGCACGCAGCTCTACAAGTCGCTGGAGCTGCGCGAGACCACGAGCAATGTGAAGTACCCCATTGCCAACCCGCACCAAGGCAAGTTCCGCGTCGAGGTCAGCCGCTACCTGGCCAACGCGCTCTACACCGGCAACTCGGCGAAGGCCTGGTACCTGCTGGCCGACCCCAACGACCTGCCTGTGATCGAGGTGGCATTCCTCAACGGGCAGGAGTCGCCCACCATCGAAACCGCCGAGGCAGACGCCAATGTTCTGGGCATTTTTATGCGTGGATACCACGACTTTGGCGTCGCTTTGCAGGAACCACGCGGCGGCGTGAAGGCCAAGGGTGAGGCGTAAACACCCGCGCCTGATTGGACGCGTTCGCATCACCCCCATTGAAGAAGGATTCCTCCCATGCCCGCAACGTTCGTTCAAGACGGCCGCTTCATCGACCACACCCCCGCCCCCGGCAGTGACCTGCCCAGTGGTGCTGTCGTTGTGCAGGGCGATCTGCTCGGCATCACCGTGCGGCCGATCCCGGCCAACACCGGCGGCAGCCTGGTGCTCGAAGGCATCTTCGACTTCCCCAAGGCGTCCGGCGCCAGCACTGCCATTGCTGTGGGCGTCAACGTCTACTGGCACGCCGACACCCAGACCGCCAACACCACCGCGTCCGGCGGCAAGCTCATCGGCAAGACCGTGAAGGCTGCCACCGATGCCGACACCACCGTCCGCGCCCGCCTCACGCAATAATAAGGATGCGCGACGTGCCCGACCTGCTCGCCCACGGTTCCGCCTGGCTGGAGGACCAGCGTCATCGTCACCTGACGACGACGGTGACCTACCGCCGCGGTGACCAGGGTGTGCAGGTGCAGGCCACGATCGGTCAGACGGTGTTCCGCATCGACGGCGAACTGGGGGCTGTGATTCACCACGTGCGCCGCGATTACCTGATCCGGGCGATGGACCTGGTGCTTCCGCCTGATACGACATCGACGCTACCGCAGCGTGGCGACCGGATCGTGGACAGCAATGACGTTGTACACGAGGTGATGGGGCCTGGGAGCGGTGAGCCGGACTGGCGCTACAGCGACCCGCAATATCAAACGCTCCGCATTCACACGAAGGAGATCACTTCGCCATGAGCAACAGCACGCCCGACAGCAAGGACACGAGCAACAGCGGCTTGATCAAGGCGATCGCGGGCTGGCCCTGGCCCGAAATCGTCTTCTTCATCGCCTGCATGATCTCGACGTTCACCATCGTCTCGGCGGTCAGCGGTGACTACCTGGACGTCCGCAGCCGAACCCGCGTGAACGCGGTGGTCGTCGAGGACCACGAGCAGCGCCTTCGCCAGGTCGAGCAGCAACTGACTCGGATCGACGCCAACGTCGAATGGATTCGCAGCACGCTGGAGAGCAGGACCACCCACCCGTGAACTCGCTGATCACTGACATCGCGGACGCCGTCGCGGCGGAACTGAACACCGTCGCGCCCAGTCTCGTGCCGGGCGGTTTCGTGGCCGAGCGCCACTACCGACCGGTGTTCGACCTCAAGGAACTGAACACCCTGCGGGTTAGTGTCGTGCCCAGGGGCACCGTGATCACGCCGATCCATCGCGGCAGCAATCAGCACGATGTGCAGATCGACGTGGCGGTGCAGCAGAAGATCACCGACCCCGACAACGCCGCGGTGGACATGTTGATGGTCCTGGTCGAGCGCATCGGCGACGTGTTCCGGCACCGGCGCCTGGGCGGGCTTCCGGGGGCGGCCGTGTGGACCAAGACCGAGAACAAGCCGATTTTCTCGGCCGAGCACCTGGAGCAGTACCGGACGTTCACGAGTGTCATCACCTTCACGTTCAAGGTGGCGCGATGAACAACGTCATTCTTCGCAAGGTCGTGGTGACCACGGCGTGGCAGCCGCTCTCGGCGACCAGGCTGGTCGTGTCCGTGACCATCAGCACGCCGCCGACCAATGCGGCCACCGTGCTGTTCCGCACCAAGGGTGAGCCAGCGCACGAGGTGCCGTGGGTTCCGGGTGAGTGGCACGATTTTCAGCGGGTGAACCTCGCCGACATCGAGGTGAAGGGCGCGGCGAATGACTTGGTGAGTGTGACCGGTGGAACCTGGTGATGGGCTACTACGGCGGATCATCCGGTGGTTCCGAACCCGGGGGTCACACCCATCCAAACAAGGGTGTGCTCGACCAGCTCACCGCCCCAGGCAGCGGGCAGGTGATCACCACGCAGGAACGAGCAGCCATCGGCGCGTATGCCGGTGGCGCGAGTGAGACGAGCAACTGGTCCGGCACGGTGCCGACCACCACGGATGAAGCGATCGCACGCATCGCACGACTTCTGAAGCAACACCTCGGGACCGAGATTCCCGAGTAGATGACGGAGACCCAGTCATGGCAGACCGCAAGGCACTCATCGGCGAGTTGGTGGACGGTGTCGTCCTGCACGAGCAGGATCAATGGACCCCCGGCAGTGACCGTCTGGCCGACCCCGAGGGTCGTGTGCTGGCGCTGCTGACGGAAATTCCCGCGGAAGGCGGAGGTTCCGGGGGCAGCATCCCGGCCACCCGCACGATCCACGTCGATCCCGATCGCACCGACACCTACACCGCCGATGGCTCGGTCAGCCTGCCGTTCAAGACCGCCCAGGCCGGTATCGACGCGCTCATGGCATTGACCGCCGTCAGCAGCGAAGTCAACGGCGTGTTGCGCCTCGCGCCCTCGCGTGCCTACGTCACCGAGACCAGTCAGCTCGTCATGACGCTGCCGACCGACGCTTCGGCAGCCCGTCGCCTGGCCATCGTGGGCGACTCGGTCAGCGCGGCGAACACCGTCATCCTGCCGCCCCTGCGGATCGACGCCCCCGGCAACGGGTCGGTCAACTTCATCGCCATGCGCGGCCTGTGCTTCGCCGGCATCACCGGCGGCGCGGCCCAGGTGCTGCACGTGCAGGGCCACGCGTCGTTCACAGGCCAGATCCGGATGTATCTCAGCGACATGCAGTTCCACACCAACAGCAAGGCGACCGACGCCTTCTATGTGGACGCGGTCGGCGGCGGCTCGTTTGGCCTGTACGGCGTGGGCCACACCAACTTTGTCGTGCACAGTTCCGGTACGGGCCATGCCATCCGCATGGAACGCGGCTGGATGAACCTGCGTGGCAGCAACGTCTGGGGCGGGTCGGCGGCCGCCATCAACCTCTCCGGCAGCGCGTCGGTGACGCTGTGGAGCGGTGAGCTCACCGTCGCCGGCGGCACCGACACGAACCTGGTCACCCTGGCCGGCACCGCCGGTCTGCACCTGAACACGGTCTACGCCAACCCCCGCGGCAACGGCCACATCGTGACGCACAGCGGCACCGGCGTGATCAGCTTGCGCGACGTGAACACCGGCCAGCTCCCTGGCGGTGGTACCGGCGGCATCGACGCCGCGGCCGGCGCGACGGTGCTGCTGGGCGTGGTCACCAAGGCGGACGGCTCGCCGGTGCCCGTCACGGTGGCGAGTTCGGCCCTGCTGGGGCGCGTCGTGCCCTCGGCCCAGGTGGGCTACGTGAACACCACGTCGGGTCTGACCGCCGTCACCGCCCAAGCGGCCATCGACGAACTGGCGGCTGACCTCAGCGCCCTGGCGGCGGATGGCGTCAGCTTCGACAACACGACGTCCGGCCTGACCGCCACGAATGTGCAGGCGGCGATCGATGAGCTCAAGGGCCAGATCGTGGCGCTGCCGGCGTTCGAAGTGGTCGCCGGCGCGGGTTTGGCCGCCGATGGCTCGACCTGGAGCGTCGCGGTGGACGACACCACGATCGAGATCAACGGTTCGGGGCTCGTGGCCCTGAAGCCCTACGTGGACGGCTCCAGTGACGGGGCCTCGGGCAGTGCCTGGGCCACCTCCGCACCCGCGAGCCTGAAGGCTGCCATCGATCGCCTGGCCACGCAGTTGGCCGCGCACCTGGGCGGAGCCATCCCCGCGTAGTCCCCCGGACCCCCGGAAACGAGCCATGGTCGAGATGAAGGTCAAGTTGAAGCCGCGTGAGGGCCTCGACGCCAAGCGCGTGAAGTGGGCGGCAGACCGCTCCACCTTCAAGAACCTCGGCCATGCAGGAGCCGCGATCCGACTGACCGCCAAGCGCAGCATCCGCAAGAGTAAGAAGCCCTCGCTTCCGGGGGCACCGCCGCACACGAGACAGGGCCAGCTCAAGCGGGCGGTGGTCTACGCGGTGGAGAAGAGCAAGCAGAAGGTCGTCATCGGTCCCACGCACGAGTTGGTCGGACCCTCGGCCATGGCCCACGAGTTCGGCGGGCGCTTTCGGAAGCAGATGTTTCCCAAGCGCCCGCTCATGGGGCCCGCACTGGAGAAGAACCTCGACCGATTGCCCAAGTTCTGGGCCGGGTCGGTTCGCTGACCTCAATCTTCCGGGGGAAGGAGTAGATCGTCATGGGCATCAAGCTCGGTTCAGAATGCAAGCTCTACCACGGTCCGGCGGGCACTACCGCCGACACCGTGATGGGCAACGTCAGGGACCTGACGCTCAACCTGGAGAAAGGTGAGGCGGATGTCACCACCCGCGCCAACCAGGGCTGGCGCGCCATCGTCGCCACGCTCAAGAGCGGCACGGTCGAGTTCGAGATGGTCTGGGATACGGATGACACGGGTTTGACCCGTCAGAAGGTCGTCCCGTTCGTCTGGCGGCGTGGAGCGGTGGTCGTCTACACCTAATCTCGCTTCACGCCGGTCGACAACTTCGCTGGCGTGTTCCGAATGCGAACAGGGCGAAATGGCGATGTATCCGGCGAACCGACGAGGTCGATGTCGGGTACGGGGCAAGACTTCTCAAATCGGAATTGCGAACCGGCGACGTATTGCTCATCAAGTTCCATCGCTAGCCAACGTCGCTGCGTATGTTCGCATGCCCACCCAGTCACATTGCTACCGGCAAAGATGTCCACAACAAGGTCGCCCGGATCAGTAAGCATGGAAATGAAAAATAATGGCAGGTCAAATGGAAAGCGAGCTGGATGAACGGGCACGGCCATTTCGCGACAGCGCCGTTGGTAGTAGTCATTTGAACTGGTGTGCGAGATCACGAGCAGGTTGGATGGAATGGCACCACCCCGATCGCGGCTAAACTTGGTGGAGATGTCGTGCCCGCTGGGGCGCTTTTTGGCCTTGTATCCGTTCTTGAGAAGACTGCGCATTGCAGCGCTGTACTCAACGCTTGTACGGTCGTTGCTGGCTTTTGGAAACGGAGTCTTCGAAAGCCACCATACTGTATTGATGGCGTCTTTCACGCGGATTTTCCGAACAGTAACCCACTCCGCGGGCGTTGGTAGTTTACTAGGGCTGTACCAGAAAAAATCCTGTGCCAGATGAAGTCGACCCGGACGCGTTAGTTCGATCAAGAGTTGGTAATGGTACGTCGAACGAACGGGCACGCCGGGCAACCAACTCCCCCCAATGTCGATTACAAAGCTCCCGGTAGGCTTGAGAACGCGCTGCACCTCATCGGCAAACCGCGTGAACCAGGTGACATATTCGGACGCCGCCTCGTTCCCATAATCCTTTTTTCGCACCAGCGCGAACGGCGGCGAGGTGAAGACCAAGTCAACGGACCCATCTGGCATCGCCCGCAAATATTCCAGGCTGTCGCCGAGGAACATCGCGCCCAACTCGGTGCGGTAGGCTGGTGGCTTGGGAAACCCGCTCCATACTGCTTTCGTCACCTGCGCCATTTCAGTCATCCAATTGCATGCGTTTTACGGTCATCGCGTTTTCAGCCTGATGGTTAAGAATCTCTACCAGCTTGGCCGGGTCAGTGGCAATGGCATGCAAATCCTTGCCGGACAATAGGATAACGTATATCGCGGTGTTTTCCATCACCTTCTTGGCGAAGCCGCGGACGGCGTTTCCAACCTCGCCCGTCGAAATCAGCAGGATGACATTCGACCGCATCGTTGTGGCGACGCCCACTTCCTTCGCCAAATCCTCCGTGGAGACCTTTGTCGTGTTCTTGCATTGGATCTGCCACCGGCGGAACAAGAGGCGGGTGCCCTCCACGATCATGTCGACCTCGGCACCACCGGTCGCATTACTGCGCAGCCGCCATTGCACGAAGGAAAGATCGAGCCGCCTGCAGAAGTAGAACGCCAGAGCTTCAAGTGCGATGCCCTTTGTGTTCTTACTGTTGGAGCCCAAATCCTGGACGATTTGCGCAAGCGACATGCGGGAGAGTCGCTTGTACCCTTGGCCCATGGTGTTTGCCAGCTGCTTGAGGATGGGCTCAAAGAACTCGCCCCGCAGCTTCTCTGTCGCACGTACCAAATGTGCCTTGGCCCCGCGCCCACCAGTAGTTTTCTGCCACGTCAGGAGGCCAACTTCCTCAAGGCGATGCAAAACCGATTGGGGTAGACCACCTTCGGGAAACTCGGTGCCATAGAGCGCGATGGCGCTGTCGCGCACGTCGCTACTGGTGGCTTCGTCGCATCCCATAAGGGCAAACGCTCTCGCAAAGTCGTACTGCGCTTGGGTCAGGTCGCTCCACTGCTCAATGTCCCGGGCCGTAACGCCAAGGAGCACTTCTATACGGGCATCATCCGGCGTCCACAGTTCGGCACCGGCCGTCGCGCCCGTTCCATTCAGCACGCCAGCAAACGCCAGCCATTGGCGAAGTATGTTCAGGTGCTTCCCGTTATTCGGAACGTGCATCCCTTCTTCACGCAAACGTTTTGCGATGTTCTCCTTCTTCAAAAGGATGCCCGCCTGCATCAGGTCGTGGATGCACGACACGAGTTTAAGCCCGTCGAGGCGGGCCAAGCAGTGCCGCCCCATGCGCTCTTTGAGTTCCGATGTCGATTCTCGTTGGTCGTAAAGCTCCTGGCCGAACTCAGTCAACGCCACGCTGGTTTTGTCGATCTTGTTCAATAGCCCGTAGGCGATCATGGCCAGAATGGTGTTGTCGCCCAGCGTCTTCTTCGGGTCCGCATTCTTGCCTTTGCCAGCAAAGAACCTCGCGTCGATCGCCTGCTGCAATGCGTAGCGATCTGGTTGGTGGTTGTGGACCAGTTCGAGGAGTACCGGTAGGTCAATCACCGCTGGCGAGAATTCCGAGCCAAAGACAATGTCGCTCTTGGCCATATCCGATCACCTGAAGTTTGACATCGGGGCCGCGCATCGTGCCCAAACGAGACATCTTACGGCAGCGCTGTTTCCCTCACAATGCGACGAAGCGTGGTGCATCGATCACACCGGTTGACTAGCCCTACAGGTCGAGAGTCAAGAAAATCTTTCACGTCGCATTACGAATCGCCCCTCGTCCGGGAAATAAGTGGGTATGGGGTGGGCATGGTTGCCCACCACTGCGAATGGCTCAAGGAGACGAACATGACACGGATCGGGCTGACGTTTGACGAGTACGTGGACCTGCGGCTCAAGCCGCTGGCGGGCGCGGACCAGGCATTCGTTCGCGCCGCCGAGGCGCAGCAGGATGGGCTGTTCCCGATGAACCTGGCGACCGCCTCAAACCATCTGCGGTCGCGGGGTTATGACTGCAGGCCGGCGATGCTCGAGGTGCTGGTCCGTGAGGGCGTGGTGACGCCCGCCAGCGCTGACGCCTGGTCGCAGGCCGATGTGGATGCTGCCGCCGACCATTTCGAGGACTGCGACATGCTCACGCCCTACTCCGCGATGTGCCAGACACTGGGGTGCCGGTACGCCGACTTCCAGCGGGCCCTGCGTGAGGCGGCCGAGCGCGAGTCCGCCAAGTACGGGCGTCGGGTGCCGGACGACGACCAGTACTTCGTCATGCACCGGGTTCCGCCGCGCGGCGTGACCGGGGCCGATGGCAAGGTGACGGTCAAGCCCTCGGTCATCACCTTTTCGCTCAGCGACGACATTCGGGAGCGACTCGAACGCGGCGAGGAGGTCTGAATGGAGGACCTCACCCCGCGCGAGATCGAGTTGACCCCTGATCTGCTGGAGTACGCCAAGGCGGTGGCCTTGAAGGAGGCACCCAAGCACTGCGGGCCACGGGTCGATTACGACGACGTGATCCAGGAAGCGCATCTGGCCCTGCTGCGCAAGCCGCCGAAGTTTGACCCGTCACGCGGCGCGAACGTCAAGACGCTCATCTACACGATCGTGCAGCGAGCGGTCATCAAGTACGCCACCCGCGAAACCCATGCCCATCAGCGCTTCCGAGAGTTTCCCGACGCGTTGATGGCGTCGAAGGACGATGACGACGAGGACTCGCCGCTGCAACAGATGTCGGGCAGGCGGCAGGCGGAACTCACTCGCAGCCGCTGGAACCTGGACGACGTGCTGCAGTACATCGACAACGAAGCGAGCCGGGAAATGTGCCGGTTGGTGATCGAGTGCAAGGGGAACATCAGCGAGGCCGCGCGTCGGATGAAGTTGAGCGAGGGCGCGGTGCGGCACCGGTTGAAGTTGCTGGCACCCAAGCTGATCGCAGCCGGTTTCGACCCCTTCGAGCAAGGAGGCAAGACATGACCACAGCCCTCGACAACATGCTGCTGACCGCGTCCGAGGTGGCGATCGAGGCCGGGGCCGGGGCCTCGGCCTCGGGCGATCGGCCCCGCATCAGCATCGTGGCCTACACCGGCGGCCTGATGAACGTGCCGGGCTGGGGCGCGGTGGCCATCAACCTGGCGGGCCTGGACGCCTCGGGCCAGGTGCCGCTGCTGGCCGACCATGACGCCCGCGTCAGCGGGGTCGTGGGCCACGGCCAGGCCAAGGTGATCGACGGCCGCCTGATTGTGGCCGGCGTCATGAGTGGTGCCGGCGACGCGGCGCGGCACATCGTGGAGATGACCGCGGGAGGGTTCTCGTTCCAGGCTTCGGTCGGCGTCGAGCCGGTCGAGCACGAGCAGGTGCAGTCTGGTGCCAAGGTCGAGGTCAACGGCCGCATGCTGTCATCGCCGCGCGGCTTCGCGCTGGTGAAGGCGGGTCGGCTTCGGGAAGTGAGCATCACGCCGCTGGGTGCCGACGCCGGGACGAGCGTCGCCATCGCGGCTTCACATCGCAACAGGGAGAGAGGCAACATGAGTACGGACGTTGTGAACATCGACGAGCAAACCATCCGGGCCGACGAGCGGCAGCGGATCAACCAGATCGAGGGGCTGTGCAAGGCCCCGGCCCCGGGCTGGGGTTCGCTGCAGGGCCGGGTGGATGAACTGAAGGCCTCGGCTGTGGCGGGCGACCTGACCATGCAGGACCTGTCGGCCGAGCTGCTGACCCTGCTGCGTGACTCGCGCCCCAAGGTCGGCACCTTCCACTCGGCGCAGCCGGTGGGCGGGGTGGCGACCATCGAGGCGGCCCTGCTCAAGCGCCTGGGTCTGACGGCCCTGGGTGAGAAGATGCTGGGCCCCCTGGCGATGGAACACGGCGAGCGCATCCGCGCGACGCATGCCGTGGACATCTGCCGGGCCGCGCTGATGCTCGACGGCGTGGATATCCCGCAGGGTCGTGAGCAGCTGGTCAAGGCGGCGCTCAGCACCACGTCGCTGCCGACTGCCTTGGGCAACCTGGCCAACAAGCTGCTGCTGGACGCCTACGACGAAGCGCCCGCTACCTGGCGTGCGTTCTGCTCGGTGCGGTCGGTGGCCGACTTCAAGCCCAACACCGCGATCCGCCCGTCGTTCACCGGCCAGCTCGAGCCGGTGGCCCCGGGCGGCGAACTGAAGCACGGCCAGGTCGGCGAGTGGTTCGCGCAGTTCCGGGTGGACACCTTCGGCAAGGTGCTGTCGATCGACCGCCGCGACATCATCAACGACGACCTGGGCGTGTTCGACCAGAGCGCCCGGGCCTTCGGTCGCACGGCCATGCGGAAGATCAGCGACCTGGTGTACGAGGTGCTGCTGACCAACGAGGGCGGGTTCTTCGACGAGGCCAACAGCAACTACATCGAGGGTGCCGACTCGGCGCTGAACTTCGACTCCCTGGCCAAGGCCATCGAGGCGATGATGCTGCAGCGTGACGATGAGGGCAATGACCTGGACCTGCGCCCGGTCACGCTGCTGGTGCCCCCGGAGTTGCAGCCCACGGCCAAGGCGCTGCTGGAGTCGGAGTTCATCCAGCAGATCAACGAGCGGATGCCCACGGGCAACTCGCTGCGTCGGGCGGTGAGCGTTGAGGTCGAGCCTCGGCTGAGCAACACCGTCAAGTTCAAGTCGAAGGCCAGCACCAAGCACTGGTACCTTTTCGCCAGTCCCAGCGACTCGCCGATGGTGGTGGCATTCCTCAACGGTCGGCAGCAGCCGACGGTGGAGTTCTTCGGCCTGGACCAGGACGTGAACAAGCTGGCGGTGAGCTGGCGCGTGTACCACGACTTCGGCGCGGCCCTGGTCGATCCCCGCGCTGCGGTCCATTCCAAGGGCCAGGCGTAAAGCTGAAGTGCTGTGCGGGCGGCGGGACCGGGTCAGTGTCATGGATGGCCCGGCCCGCCGTCCGCTTTGAGATTTCGAGCGGCGTCGAACGCGCGGCCTGCGCGATGGGTCCGCGCCTGCAAGGAGTGCGTCATGAAGGCGACGACGGACACGGCGGTCCTGACCCATCGCGTGGGCCGGTTCGAGTTCGAGGTGGAGGCCGACACGCGGACGCCCGAGGTCGAGCAGCGTTGGGCGCGGCGCTCCGAGGCCATCGCCGCCTGGCTGCTGGCCGAGTGGCAGCGCGAGCAGGCTGCCCAGGGCCAGGTCGCCACCGCCAGCGAACTGGCCGAGAGGAACTGACCCATGGTGGCGATGAGCACGGCGGCGGCAGGGTCCGCCATCTTCGATTCGATCGAAGATGCGGGTCTGCTGCGCGAGTACGACGACGGTGCCGACTGGCGAGCCGAGTCGCTGGCCAAGGAGCGTGCGTTCCGCCAGGGGTTTGTGGAGGAGGCCCGGCGCGTGGTGCGGGTGTGGGCGCACCCACCGGGGCCGCCACCGCCGCCTGACACCAAGCCGGTGTCGCTGCGCGAGCTGATGGCTAAGCGGCGTTTCGATCCGGACGTCGAGATCGAAGCGGCACTGAAGCTGCGCCGGCGCGTGCGTGAGCGTTACACGGTCTATGGTCGCGGCGATGCCGGGCGCAAGACCCATGTCCTGGGGTATCGCCAGGGTCACGATGTCGCTGCCGCCCGGGTTCGTGGTCGCCATCACGCCCTGGTCTACGTGATGGAGCCGTGGTTCAACCTCGAAACCTCGGACGTGGACATTTTCGACCCGAGGTTGCTGTGCCCCTGGCTGCGTGCTGTGGAGGCCTGGGCCAGCAGGCCGATCCGACGGGGCAAGGTGATCCTGCCGCCGCCGCGCCCGCTGGAGGTGGTGCCGATGGAAGCGCTGGATGACGATTTCCTACTTCGCACGGCGAGAAGTGAGCCACCACTGGAAACGATTACCAGTGAGCCGCCGTCACTGGTGAATTGCACCAGTGAGCCCGCGTCGTCACTGAAAACCGTTATCAGTGAGCCGCCCTCACTTATGCAAAGCATGAGTGAGCCCGCGCCCTCACTTGGGAAAGTCCCAAGTGAGCCGCCTCCACGGCTGCGCCTGACCCGGGCCGACCAGATCGAGATGCGGCCGCCGCACTGGCTGCTCCGCGGCATGCTCGAGCGCGACACCCTCGCCCTGATCTTCGGCGATCCCGGCTGCGGCAAGTCGTTCCTGGCGATCGACTGGGCGTGCAGGGTGGCCACAGGGACGCCCTGGCGCGGGCAGGCGGTCAAGGCCGCACCCGTGGTCTACGTCGCGGGGGAAGGCCAACAGGGGTTCGGCAGGCGTATCCGGGCGTGGACCGAGCACCACGGCGTCAGCCTGGCGAACGTCCCGCTCTACCTGGCTCCGGCGGTGGCCATCCCGCTGCCCACCGACCTGGTGGCCCTGATCGTCGCCATCGACACCGGCGTCGCCAACGTGGGGCAGCCCGGACTGATCGTGCTCGACACCCTGGCCCGCTGTTTCGGCGGCGGCGATGAGAACAGCACCCAGGACATGAGCAAGTTCGTCATCGCCTGCGACGTGATCCGTCGGCGCTATGGCTGCACCATCCTGGTCGTGCATCACGCCGGGCATGGCGACAAGACCCGGGCCAGGGGCGCGATCGCACTCAAGGCGGCGCTCGACGCCGAGTACCGCCTGGCCAACGACGCGGGCATGCTTCTGACCGCCACGAAGATGAAGGACGCCGAGACGCCGCCGCCGCTGGCCCTGCAGTTGGTCACGGTGGACCTGCCCGGCCTGATGGACGACTACGGCAATCCGGTCACGTCGGCCGCGATCGAGGTGGTGGACGCTGACACCAGCGCCATCGAGGCGCAGGTCAAGTCGCTGCGCCCGCGCGGCAGGTGGCAGGAGGTAGGCCTGGCCATCGCCCGCAGCCTGATCAGTCGTGGTGACGATGGGCAGGTGGCAGTCGAGGCATGGCGCGAGGCGTGCCAGCGCGCGGGCATGGTCCGGCAGAACCAGCACCGTGTGCTCGACGCCCTGACCACCCATGGCGACCTCATCGTCACAGATGGGCAAATGAGCCTGCCAACACCCTGAGCGTCACGTGCGTCACGTTCACGTTCGCCCCTATAGGGGGGCGAAACGTGACGTGACGGTGACCAGGAATCAGATGTGACGAACGTGACGATGAAACGTGACGCATCAAGATGATGAACAGCAAGCACTTACGAAGATGGTCACATCAAGAACGTGACGCCGACGTGACAACGTGACGGAACGAAACGTGACGAGCGTCACGTTTGGGCAAACGTGACGATTGGACTGGTGGTTAAAACATGCGTAGGTACTTCCATGCCAAGCCTTTACGTGATGGCGTTGGAACGAGTCGCGATGGATTACAGAGTTTCTTTCCGCGTGCGCTATTTCAGCCGTAACGCGCCGAGGGCATGGTGACCATGTGGACGCGCCAGTCGCTGCTGGAAATGTCGTGGCGGTGCTATGGCGACCAGGTCGGCTGCTACCGGCGCGTGTGCCGGGTCTGCGCCAGGCCATTCTTCTGCAGCCGACCCGAGGCCAGGTACTGCCGCGCTGCGTGTCGTCAGCGGGCGTATCGCCACCGGCGTCGCCGCTGCGCCTTCAAATAAAAGAGCCTCGGCACTTGGGCCGAGGCTTGTATCACTTCGCGGCGCTGGCCGCGTTTAATTCGTGGCGGGACTCGAACCCGCATCTGTGCCTTCGTAAGAGGCGCGCTCTCTCCATTGAGCTACACGCATGACGGCAGTATACGCGTTCGTCTTTCACATTTTTCACGATTCCGAGGTTGCCACCAGTTTTTTCGGGATGCCTCAAGGCCAATGAAAAACGCCGACCTGCGGAGGTCAGCGTCGTGAGGTGGAGGTGGTCGATGCGATCATGCGGCGGTGAATTGGCCCCGCGCCACCTTCTTGAACCGGGCGTCGCCGCCCTTGGCCGCGATCTCCCTGATCATCGCGGCGTAGATCGTGGCGTGCGGTGTAGCGCCGCCGCTCTTCCACAGGCCCTTGGCCAGCGCGGCGTCCACGATCTGTTTGGCGTTCATCGGTTCCTTGGAGTCGGTGAGCACCTTGGCGGCGGCGTCCAGGCCCGACATCGGCTTGGCGGCCTTCGTCTTGGGCTGCGGCTTGCTGGTCTTGGCGCTCTTGGTGGTGTTCTTCTTCGACATGACATGGTCTCCTTTGGCCGGTTTCGGGCGGGCCAGGCCCTGGTGGTGTCACTCCGCGAAGCGGTACAGCTCGCGGGCGTAGTCGTGGATGTCGTTGTCGGTTCCGGGCCTGCCCTCGGTGCGTTGGTGCAGCGTCTCGGCCAGGTCGATCAGCTTCGTGTCGTCGATGCGGGCGTCGATCTCCCACGTTTGCCAGGCCTGCTGACCGGGCTGCGGGTCGCGCAGCATCGAGTCGATGCGGATGGTCGCGCAGCCGGGCGTGCGTTCAATGGTGAGGCTGCCGGCGTCGCCTCGTAGTTCGATCCGTGTGGTTCGCATGGCGATGCTCCTTTCGTGGGACACATGGAGCCTCGTTTCGCAGCCGGAATCAAGGGAATTCTGAGTTCCCCACAATCGCGCCGCAGCCACATGCCTTGATGTTCGGCGCGACCTGAGCGAAGGGTGGTGCGCGGCCCGCGCGGGTCGCCAAGGAGATGCACATGGCCAAGCGCAACCAGGGCACCATCATCGAAGCGGTGGGCTACGCCCGCCGCAGCACCGACATGCAGGAGCGCTCGGTGCCCGACCAGAAGGCCTACGTCGAGAAGTGGGCCAAGGAGAATGGCTACCGCGTCAAGCGCTGGTACGTCGATGACGCCATCAGCGGCACCAGCGCGAGGGGCCGCGACGCCTTCGAGCAGATGATCGTCGAGGCCGAGGCCGGTTCGGATTTCCGCACCGTGCTCTGTTACGACATCAGCCGGTTCAGTCGCGGCGGCACCAACGAGACCGGCTACTACCTGCACCGGCTCAAGCTCGTCGGCGTCGATGTCATCTTTCCCGCCGAAGGCATTCCCGATGGCGACGAAGGTGAACTGCTGCAGGGCGTGAAGTCATGGCAGGCCCGCCAGTACAGCGTGAAGCTGGCCCGCGACAGCATTCGCGGCAAGCTCTCGAACATGACCCAGCGCAAGAGCCGCCTCGGCAGCCAGGCACCGTTTGGGTACGACCGCCAGTTCGTCACCGCCGACGGGAAGGTGCTGCGCGTCCTGCGTGAGATGCCCGATGGCAGTCGCCAGGAGATCGCGCCCGACGGGACGCTGCTGCGCGTGCTGCCCAAGGGCGAGCGCCTGCCCAAGGCCAAGTCGGACATGGTGCGATTGATCCCCAGCCTGCCCGAGCGCGTCCGCACCGTGAAGCAGATGTTTGAGTGGTGCGCCGGCGGCAGCGGCATCCGCACCATCGCCATGCGGCTCAACGCCGCTGGTGTCCGCACGCCCATGGGACGACTGTGGGAGCACACGTCGGTCGCCAGCATCCTGCGGAACCCCGTCTATAAAGGATCGCTGGTCTGGAACCGCATGACCAAGGCCAAGATCAACGGCCTGCTGCCGGACGGTACGCTGCGCCCGCCGCCGCGCAATCCCAACGGCGAACGCAACGGCAAGGACCAGTGGCTCGTGATGGATGGCATCCACGAGGCCCTGATCAGCGCCGACCTGTGGCAGCGCACCCAGGACGCCATTGACCGGCGATCCAAGATGGGCGGCTTGGCCAGGCCGGTGAATCGCTACCTGCTCAGCGGCCTGGTGAAATGCACCAGCTGCGGATTCAACCACGTCGGCCGAATGGGCGGCACCGGCGGCGCGATCCGCTACTACTACGACGGCGGGTACATGCGGTATGGTCGCCAGGTCTGCTCGCCTACCAGCATCAACGCCGCCGACCTGGACAGATTCGTCATCGAGCAGGTGCGCAATGTCATCGGCGGCGACCGGCCTGCGGTGGAGCGCGCTGTCGATCGCTTCATCAAGCAGATGAAGGCGCACGCCAAGCCCGACGACCGCCGCAGCCAGATCGAAGCCGACCTCAAGACGGTGCAGAAGCGAATCGAGAGCGTGGTGGCCCTGCTCACCGATGGCGACCTGGACGGCCTGGCGGAATTGAAGGCGACACTGATCACGCTGCGCAAGCGGCGCGCCGCGATGGAAGCGGAGATGGCGACCGTTGGTGGCGACGCACCAGCGCCGACGAATGTGGGCGACCTGCGGACCTGGGCGCTGCGCCGCCTGGCCGAGATCGACAGCATGCTGACCAACGGCACCGGCGGTGAGCCGCTTCGCCAGTTGGTCGCCGCCTACGTCGCCCGCATCGAGATCGACCCGCGCGAGCGTCGCGGCAAATTGGTGCTGGCCGCGGACGCGATGGCGGTGCTCGAACACGACATCGCTTCTATCTCACGGGTAAAGCCCGTGGACACCGGCTTCACGGCCCTGAAGAACGCGTACTTCAACAACACCGCCATCGCCCTGGCCATCCTCGACGGTGAGAACGGCGAGGGTTTGGACGCTGACTTCAGCGTGACCAACTTCAGCCGCAGCGAGCCGCTGGAGGAAGCGGTGACCGTCAGCGTGACGGTGAAGCCGACGTACTCGACCCGCGCCCCGGCCTGGATTGAAGGAGGTACGCCCTGATGAAGACGTTCATAGACAACGCCGGCCGCACCTGGACCGTGGCCATCAACGTCAACGCTATCAAGCGGGTCAAGGGCCTTACGGGCGTGAACCTGCTGGATGTGGTCAACGGCGATGCCGACCCGCGCGATGGCGGCCTCCTGGGCAAGCTGAGCAGCGACCCCATTCTGCTCTGCGACATCCTCTACGCCGTGTGCAAACCGGAAGCCGACCCCCGGAACGTGAGCGACGAAGATTTCGGCAGGGCCATGGCCGGCGACGCCATCGATGCCGGCACCACCGCGCTGCTGGAGGAACTGGTGGATTTTTTCCCGCAGGCGAAGCGCCGCGTGCTCGACAAGGCGCTTCGCAAGCTGCGGTCGCTGGAGGCACGGGTGATCGACCTGGCGGAGCGCCGGCTGGACAGCCCGCAGATCGATCGAGCGATGGAGCAAGTCATGGGCGACCTCGAAGGCGACATTCCGGGGGCGACGCCGCCCGATTCATCGCCGAGCTCGCCGGGATCGCCGCGGTTGACCCTGGTCCGCTGACCCTCCGCGAGTTGGTGTGGATGGCCGAGGCCCGCCAGCGCGAAGCCTGGGGCCGGACCTCCACACTGTTGGCCATGATCGCCAACGTCGCCCGGGCCCTGGGCGGCAAGTCCAGTTCGACTTCAACCAAAACTTTCAAGCCTTCGGACTTCGATCCCTTCGAGCAGCGGAAGCAGGCTGAGGCGGAACCGCTGCCGGGCAGCATTCGCCTGCTCAAGGACGTGTTCGTCAAGCCTCATCCCATTCCAGGGAGCAAATCATGAAGCTGAGCACGTGGTTCATCATCGCGGCAGTGGTAGTGGCGCTGGTGAGTTGCTCGGGCTGTGTTCGAGCCGGCCGCATCGTCACCGAGACCCACGACCCCGCCCCCGGACGGGGTCTGATTCGCCGCGTGATCGTCGAGCAGCCGGCGAAGGCGGTCGAGCCCGCCACGCTGCTGCAACAGGAGGATCGCGCCGAACCGATGGTGCCGATCATCCACGCATCCACCGGCGCTCGTCAGCCGATCGATCACGCCGCGGTGAAGCGGTCCGGCATCATCACCTGGTCCGGCGTAGCACTGTGCGTACTCGGTGCCGGCCTGTTGGTGGTGCGATCGTGGGTGCCGGTGATCCCGATCGGCGCGAGCCTCGCGGCCATGGGCGTCGGATTGGTGCTGCTGTGGTTGCCGACGCTGTTCGAGCAGTACAGCTGGTTGTTCCTGGCCCTGATCGGCGGCGTGGCGATCCTGTACCTCACCAGCGGCATCGACAACATCGTGAAGCTGCGGGCCGCGAGGTCGAGCACGTCTGACTCGCGAGCGCCGCCTGTCATCCAGTCTTGAGCCGCGCGTGACGTCGTGTTCCCTGCCCAATCACCTTCCTTTTCTGGAGGATTCCATCATGACCGAAGCTGTTCTGGACCATCCTGTGACCGACACGCCGCCGTCCAGCCGACACATGGTTGTGGTCGGGCTGTACTGCGGTGACGCCCAGCACACCGACCTGACCGACGCGGGCAGTGCCGAGGGTGAAGCCCTCATCCTGGGCGAACTGACCAAGGCCGTGACGGCGACCAAGTCGATCGTGGCCGATCGGCCGGGCAGCCTGATCGCCACCGTCAGTGTCGGCGAGCACGACCAGGCCATCGATGTGCATGACTGGATCGGCTACGCCGACCTGCAGGTGCAGCTGTTCGCGGCCTGGCAGCGCATCGCCCGCACCGCCGCGGTGGCCCATGCCATCGGCGACAAGGCGACGGTGGCCCCGCACGCGCAGAAGGTGGCCGAGTTCTTTCGCCGCTGA